CCCCCCCCCGAAGAGGGCGGGGGGCGTCGATTACCGCCGCGTCGTTGCGGCGCTGATGTGAGGAGGCGCGGTCATGGGATTCGATTTAGCGTCGGTGCTCAAGAATGTGTCCGATTCGGGCACAAACGACGGCCGCGAGCGCATTGAGTACATAGGACTCGACAAGCTGCACGACGACCCGAATAACTTCTACTCCCTCGACGGCATCAAGGAGCTCGCCGAGAACATCGAGTTTGCAGGGCTACAGCAGCCCGTCCGCGTCCGCCGCGATGCGGAGCACAGCGGTGAGTACATCATCGACAGCGGCCACCGCCGCACGGCGGCGATGCGCAAGATCGTCGAGGACGGCAACAAGGCCTTTGAGACGGTGCCCTGCATCGTCGAGGCCGACGGCGGCAGCGAGGCGCTGCGCGAGCTGCGCCTGATCTATGCCAATTCCAACACCCGCCTGATGACCTCCGCGGATATCTCCAAACAGGCCGAGCGCGTCGAGGCGCTGCTCTACCAGCTCAAGGAGGAGGGCGTCGAGTTCCCCGGCAGGATGCGCGACCACGTTGCCAAGGCCTGCAAGGTGAGCAAGTCGAAACTGTCCCGCCTGAAGGTCATCCGCGACAAGCTCGCGCCGGATATCTACGCCGGGTACTACGAAAGGGGCAAACTGCCGGAGGACACGGCCTATGAGCTCGCCAAGCTGCCGGCTGACACCCAGCGTGTCATTGTTGACCGCGCGACGCGGAAAGACAGAGACGACATCAGGTACCTTTATTCGAGCAGGGTTAAAGAGCAGGGCGAGGACATCCAGCGTTTCAGCAAAATGGTCTGCCGCTGCGAGCAGGGCGGAACCTGCGTCAACGTTCCGAATATGGTGGATAAGCTTTACTCCAACGGCTGGCGAGGTTATACGCACTGCGGCTCCGGCTGCTGCTACGACTGCGACGAGCTTGCGACCTGCTCAAAATGCTGCTCCCGCATGGCGGGAGTCAAGGCGCAAAAAAAGGCTGAGAACAAAGAGGCCAAGGCCGCGAAAGCTGCGGCGCAGGCCGAACGCGACAGGCCGATGATCGACGCGCTGCGGCTCCTCTGGAACCGGATGGGCGAGGCCTGCAAGAGGGCGGGCGTCGATTACAACGAGGTCTGCGGCAAGGCCGGCATATACGCCACCCTGCCTCCCAAGGACGCGACCGTGCTGCTTGACGGCGGCGGCAAGCTGACGACAGACACCCGGCTTCCGTTCGGCTACGTCGTAGGCCGAGACGGTATATCGAGCCTCGTCAAGCTGGCCGATCTGCTCGGCTGCTCGCTGGATTATCTCTTCGGCCGCGATGTGCCCGAATCGGGCACCGGCACGGCGGAGCCGAAGTGGCAGACCGGGGAGCCGCCGGAGGAGGGGGAGTATTTAGTCAGATACCGCGCAGCAGACGACGATGAAACAGCTCCAGATTTTACAGGCATCTGTATATATTACGACGGAGCTTGGGCGCTGTCCACCGACGCTGTAGTCACCGCATGGTACCGCGTGCCGCGGAAACAGTGAAAGGAGGACGGAAGATGGGTTATCATCCACTCCTTGACGAGTGCCTTAAAGGGGCGCAGCGGGTAATTAAGGCCGAAGGTGACATTAAATTCGAGGGAATGCTGTACAGACAGCATCGGCTCAAGGTTCCCGAGAGCGTTGTGCGAGGATATGAGGAGCTCCTTAAGTATGAGCTTTTGTCACTATCGATAATACTCGACAAATGGGTTGAGCAAGGTGCGCCGATTGAGGAGAAAGACAATGGCAATAAGTAAAAAGACCCGTGAAGCTGTCTATCAGAAATATGCCGGACACTGTGCCTATTGCGGTAGACCGATTGCCTACAAGGATATGCAGGTTGACCACTTTCGACCGCTGCGAGCATGGGACTCGGCGGGTTCAGGAGCCGACGATATCTCGAACCTCATGCCGGCGTGCCGGATGTGTAACCATTATAAGCGGGCAAACAGCATTGAAACGTTTCGCAGATACATCCGGGAAATCCCGCAAAAGCTCCGAGACAATTACATTTACAAGGTCGGCCTTGCTTATGGCAACGTCACAGAGCGCGAAAAGCCGATAGTGTTTTATTTTGAATTATTTTGAGGGGGAAAATGTCAATGGATGCTCAAGCTTCTGATGTTGCGCCGGTGAATAGCTATTGGGAAAGTTATTCGTGTTTGCAGTTTATGGGGACAGATGAATGGGGCGAACCGAAATGGCGCGCTGGTAGGTTTTACGTCTGCCACAACTACAAATGCCGACGGAAAACGGTTGTAAAAAGTAACTTCTGCCCCAACTGCGGCGCGAGAATGGACGGTGAAGAGCCGTGAAAACAGACAGAGCACTTCACGCGCCCCTCACGATAGACCTGTCTGACATTACATGGGATACTCCGATTTTGCTTCGGATTCCCATCCTCCCCGGTTTCCCGGGCATCATGGAGTACAAGGTCTATATTTCAGATCTTGAGTTCAACTCTGGGGCGAAACAGTTGTCCTTGACGTTCGACATACCCGGCTCGGAGGAAAAGCGGCATGAGTAAGAGCGGATTACTCGCCCGGCAGAAGGCCGAGCGCGAACTGTGGACGATCAAGGTGATCGCCTATACCGAGCAGCAGACGCTTGATGCGGTGTGCCTCGCGCTCGCCGAGGGCTTCGGGTTCGGTGAGGAGCGGCTGAAGCGCTTCCACGATGCGTTCAATGCCAAGTACGCGGAGATCCGCGAGCTGGAAAATGGCGACACCAAGGATAACGAGTATGCCATCGCCAAGCAGGAGGCCGCGCTCAAGGCGGCCTGCGGTAAGTATTACTCGCCTCGCGAGGTGCGGTATGATATCAAGATCGTCACGCGAGACGGTAAGCAGCACAAATTGTGATAAGGAGGAAGTTAACAATGCTTTGTCCATTTAAGCGCGTAACCACCCGCCTTCCCAGCGGTCAGACTAATGGTCAGGCCTTTGGCCTTTGCAGTGCAGACAACTGCATGGCCTACTATGTAAAAAACGAGTACGACACCAAGCCGCCGTTTTCGGTAATTGGCAGTCGTCCCTCTTGCCGGCTCATAGAGCATCCGTATGCCGCACCGATAGCGTACTGCTCCATGTTCGGCTCGGACGACGAGGGGACGGGAAAATGACGCGAAAGAGATTCATCAAATTGCTGATGGCAAGGAGTGTCCCTCGAAATGCGGCTATCCGCACTGCGTCTGCTGTGGTCAAAATGCGGAGGTCTTACGAGTCTGCATGGGCTGTGCAGCTGTTCGCTGATGAGGTATTTCAAGTTCTCTGCTCGACCTTTGATCAAGCAGTCGAGGCTTTTGGCGTGATCTGCGCCGCAGCTCTGCTCAACAAACGGCGCGTCGCAAAAGCACTTAAAGTGTCATTGTAAAAATCTTAATTAAACATTGCGGTCTATGGCCATGAGGCAGAGGACGTCAGGAGTACACACATGGCTTACCGCAAAAAGATCATATTGGCCGGGCCGCTGGTCAAGGAGATCATATATCCGTACCGCTCAGGCGGCAGCAGCTCAAACGGTCGGCGGCGCACCGGGACAAGCTCGGAAGCGCAGCGCCGGATGAACGCTATCTATTCATGGCAGAAACTTGAGCTGCTGCTCGCGGCGAACCTCGTCAAGGGAGACGTCGTCGGGTGTCTGACCTTCGACGACTATCACCTCCCAGAGACCCGCGAGCAGGTTCGGAATAAATTCAAGTGGTTTCTCGACAAACTCCGGGCGGCGCGTGAGGAACGAGGGCAAAACCTCGTCATGTTCTGGTCGATCGAGCATCTGCACGGCGAGGGGCGCTGGCACATTCACATAGCCTGCAACGCGACCGGCAGCGACTACGAGGAGATGCTCCGGCTATGGGGGCAGGGCGAGTGTGAGTTCAACGCGCTGCGCGTCGATAAGAAAAAGAACTATGAGACCTTGGCCCGGTACATGGCCAAGGAGGAACGGGACAAGGTCGGGCAGCGCTCATGGAGCTACACCCGCAACGCTAAGAAGCCGGAAGTTGAGAGCTTCTCCGTGCGGGAGTTCGCGCCGCTGCGCGTGCCGAAGGACACGACAGTGTTCGAGGACGTCCGCAGTCGCGGCGAATGGCAGTACATCAAATACGCTTATAACAACGCGCTTAAGGTTCGGCGGCACCGCAGACGCCGGTCGTAGATTGTGCCCTATTCGGGCACCGGAAAGTCTTTTTTATAAATTTTTTCTGGCTTGAAACCTATGTTATTAAAAGGAAAGGAGTGCTGAAAAGTATTGCAATCTCAAGGCTTTTCTGCTAAACTAACAGTGAAAGACGGGTTCCTCCAGTGCCCGACCTGCCGCGGCAATAAAAAGCTGCTCAAGATCGAGCCGGACACGACGGCGACTAATCTGGTCGTCTTCTGCCGCTTCTGCAAAACCGAACATCGGATCGACATCAGTCGGGGCCAGTGCTTTGAGAGCCGGGGCCAGTGATAGACACATGTGTGTGTTTGTCGCTGGCCCCGGCTCTTTTTCGTTTCCCGGACAGCGCCGAGGCGATAGCCGGCGCACGGGGAAGAAAGGGTCGGGTGTCCGCGTATGAGTCAATCCTGGGCGAGAGGGTTCTACTCCGGCAAGGCGTGGCTGCGCTGCCGCGCTGCGTTCATCGCCAAGCGCCGCGCGATCGACGGCGGGATGTGCATGGACTGCGGCGAGAGGCTCGGCTACATCGCGCATCACTGGCCGGTCATGCTGACGGCCGAGACCGTCAACGATCCGGACATCGCGCTTAACCATGCAAATCTCCGCTGGGTCTGCAAAGAATGTCACGACAAGTATCCCGGGCACGGCGTTGCGCCGTCGCTCACGCCGCTGATCCGCTTCGACGCTGACGGCGACCCTATCCCCCCGTAATTTTTCTGCGGCTTCGGCCGCTCCTGACCGCCGCCCAGCCTCGGGAGAATACACAGGGTCGCGCAAGGCCCCCCCCACCGAAAGGGTAAAAATCGGGCAGAAGAAAAATTTAAACAAAGACCCCGCGCACATGAGGAAAAGCCGCGAAAGGAGGGCGAAAATGGGACGAAATGCAAAGCCAAAGACCAAAGCTGACCGGATAAAAACCGAGAAAAAACGGCTTGAATCCATCTACCAGGACATAGACCCCGTTCGCCAGAAGCTCGCCGCTCCGCTCATCGAACGCGCCGCTTTCATGCGCATCGAGTGCGAGGATCTCGAAGCCGACATCAAGGAGAACGGCTGGACTGAGATGTTTACCCAGTCTGCAAACGTTGAGCCATATGCCCGTGCCCGTCCGCAGGGGCAGAGTTATCAGAGTTTGAACGGGAACTACCAGAAGATCATCCGGCAGCTCGACTCCATGCTCCCCGCCGTTGCCGGCAACAGCGAGGACGACGGCTTCGGCAGTTTCGTCACGGGGCGTGATGACCCGTGACAAAGCGCAGGTCGTATCCCCTCACTTTCGCCCCGATACGCGAGTACTGGACGAAAATCGAGAGCGGGCAGGAAGTCGTCTCGCAGAAAATTTACCGGACCTACCGGCACATAGTCCGCCGCATGGACGGAAAAGGCTCGGAGTACTTCTACGACCCGCGGCGCGCTAACCACGTGATCGAGTTCGTCGAGAACTACTGCCGGCACTCCAAGGGAAAGCTCGGCGGTCAGCTCATTCAGCTTGAGCTTTGGGAAAAAGCGATGCTCGCGACGGTGTTCGGCTTCGTCGACATCGAGGGCAACCGCCAGTACCGCGAGGCGATCCTGATCGTCGGCAAGAAGAACGGCAAGAGCCTGCTCGCCTCGGCGATAGGCCTGTACATGCAGCTTGCCGATTCTGAGCCCGGACCGGAGGTCTATGCAGTCGCTACCAAGCGCGACCAGGCTAAAATCATCTGGTCCGAGGCAAAGCGCATGGTGCAGAAGTCCCCGACGCTGCTCAAGCGTGTGCGGCCGCTCGTCGGCGAGATCGCCAGCGACTACAACGACGGCGTATTCAAGCCGCTGTCCTCTGACAGCGACACGCTCGACGGCCTCAACGTTCACTGCGCGCTCCTCGACGAGATTCACCAGTGGAAGAACGGGCGGCAGCTGTACGACATCATCGCCGACGGTATGTCAGCCCGTGAGCAGCCGCTGCTGTTCATCACCTCGACCGCCGGCAAGATTCGTGAGGATCTGTACGACGAGAAGTACGAGGAAATCGAGCGGGTAATTAACGGCTATGACGATCCTGACGGCTATCACGACGACCGCCTCATCGCGTTCGTCTACGAGCTCGACGCCCGCGCAGAGTGGACAGACCCCGCCTGCTGGAAAAAGGCCAATCCCGGCCTCGGCACCATCAAAAGCTACAGAACGCTCGCAGAGAAGGTCGAGAAGGCCAAGGCGAACCCCGCGCTTGTCAAGAATCTGGTCTGTAAAGAGTTCAACATCCGCGAGACCAGCTCCGAGGCGTGGCTCACCTTCGAGGAGCTCGACTGCCGCGACACGTACAAGCTTAACCCCTCGGAGCGGATCTTCGTCTGGGTGCATGACGGTGTTGAAAAGGTGCTGCCGTATCCGACCTACGGCATCGGCGGAGTCGACCTGTCGAGCACGACCGACCTCACGGCCGCCCGTGTCATCTTCCAGGTTCCCGGGTGTGAGAAGATCTTCTCGATCTCTATGTACTGGCTGGCCGAGGATCTTCTCACCAAGCGAGTCAACGAGGACAAGATCCCGTATGACAAGTGGCTCGACCGCGGGTTGGTTCAGCTCAGCCCCGGCAACCACGTTCACGCGAAGTACGTCAAGGAGTGGTTTGTCTACGTTCAGGAGGAGCTGGACATCTACATCCCCTACGTCGGATACGACAGCTGGAGCGCGACCTACTTCGTTGAGGACATGGCTGATTACTTCGGCAAGATGTCAATGATCCCGGTCGTGCAGGGCAAGAAGACGCTCAGTGAGCCGATGAAGCGCCTCGGCAATGACCTCGGCAGCAAGCGCATCATCTACAACAACAATCCGATCGACAAGTGGTGCCTGGCGAATACGGCTTACGACGAGGACGTTAACGGCAACATCCAGCCGCACAAGACCAGCAAGCCGACCCGCCGCATTGACGGCACGGCTGCGCTGCTGGACGCGTACACCGTGTTCCTGGACAAGCAGGACGAATACCGCGACCTGATCGCATAGGGAGTGATGCTTTGAGCATATTCGACAGATTTACAAATAAGACAATTTCCCGCGTCGACCTCGTGACTGAACGCGGCAACGGCTTTTTTGCATGGAACGGCAAGGCTTACCAGAGCGACATTGTCCTCTCCGCCATCCGGCAGGATGTGAAGGCCGTCGGCAAGCTGACGCCGAAGCACGTCCGGGAAAGCTTCACCGCCGACGGCAAGCGCAAGATCGACATAAATCCGGAGCCTTATATCCGTTTCTTGCTTGAGGAGCCGAACCCGTGGATGACGGGCTCGGTGTTCCGCGAGAAGCTGATGACTCAGCTCAAGCTCAACCAGAACGCTTTCGCGCTGATCCTGCGCGATGACAACGGGCTGCCGGTCAATATCTATCCGATATCGGCCTCCGGATGCGAGGCAATCTATGACCGCAGCGGTGAGCTGTTCCTCAAGTTCTTTTTCAACAACGGCAAAATTTTTACTTTCAGGTACACGGACGTGATCCACCTGCGGGACAACTTCCACAAGGACGATATCTTCGGTACGCCGATATTCCCGGCGCTCGAACCGCTGATGCAGATCGTGTCCGTCACCGACCAGGGCATTGTAAAGGCCGTCAAAAACAGCTCGGTCATCCGCTGGCTGCTGAAGCTTAACAGCTCGATGCGGAAGAAGGACGTTGAAGAGCAGGCGAACAGCTTCGCCAAGGCGTTTCTCGACGTTGAGAACGGCCGCGGAGTGGCCGCCGTCGACGCGAAGGCGGACGCTGTGCAGGTCAATCCGACCGACTACGTGCCGAACGCCGCGCAGATGGACCGAACCACGAAGCGCATTTATTCGCTTTTCGGGACTAATCAGAAGGTCGTTGACACCTCACGCAGCGAGGCCGAGTGGGGCGCACACTTCGACAGCGAGGTCGAGTGGGTGCAGAACCAGCTCAGCGAGGAGTTTACCCGGAAGCTGTTTTCCCGCAAGGCGCGAGCCTTCGGGAACAAGATCGTATTCGAGGCAAGCGCATGGGACTGCGCCAGCATGCAAACCAAGCTCAACCTTGTTTCACTCGTCGACCGCGGCGCTCTGACACCGAACGAGTGGCGCGCTGCGTTCAACCTCGCGCCGGTCGACGGCGGCGATGAGCCGATACGGCGTCTTGACACCGCGCCGACAAAGCAAATAGGAGAGGGGGCATCATCCGGTGAGAATTGATGTAAAGGGCACCATCGTCAACAGCGATGAAGCCTGGATCTACGATTGGTTCGGGATCGAGAACACGAGCCCGAAGCCGATCAGTGACGCTCTGGCGAGGGCCAGAGGCGAACCCGTTGACGTCTACATAAACTCCGGCGGCGGCGATATCTTCGCCGGGTCGGAAATATACTCTGAGCTCAGAGCCTACAAAGGGCCGGTCGCATTGCATGTGACCGGCCTTGCTGCATCTGCGGCCTCGGTGATCGCCTGTGCAGGCCCGTCGGACATCTCGCCGACGGGGATGGTCATGGTACATAACGTGTCCGGCAGCGCTGCCGGGGACTACCACACCATGGACAAGCACAGCGACGTCCTCCGCAAGGCGAACGAGACGATTGCCGCCGCCTATGTGGAGAAAACAGGCATGACGCTTGATGCGGCACTGAAACTCATGGACGAGGAGACGTGGCTCTCCGCGGCTGACGCTGTGGAGAAAGGTCTGATCGACAAGGTCAGCGAGCCCGCCGTCCGCATCACAGCCGCCTGCTGCACGGTGCTGCCGGCGGAAGTTATCAACAAAATGCGCAACTCGATCAAACCGCCCGAGGGCGAGCCCGCGGACGATCTGATAAAAGCCAAGGCCAAACTCAAATTTTATGAACTGAAAGGAAGATCTCTCACATGAAGAAAGAAATCTATCTCCAGAAGCGCGGCGAGCTTATGAATCAGGCCCAGCAGCTTCTGGACGCCGGCGACACCGAGAAATTCGAGGATGTCACCAAGCAGATTGAAACCCTCGACAATGAGTACGAGGAGTCCAGCAAGCGCCAGGCGAACCTTGACGCGCTCAAGGACCGCGTCGCCGGCCCTGACTTCGCCGCCGCTGCCGCTAACCCGCAGTTCGGCAACGTGGTCGGCCGCTACGAGCAGGGCGCGCCCGACGACATGTACGACTCCGCCGAGTATAAGGCGGCGTTCCAGGCATACGTCTGCCGCGGCGTTCCCATCCCGGCGAAGTTCTCCAATGCCGACCAGAACACCAAGACCAGCGATGCGTCCGTAGTCATTCCGACCACGACCGTCCAGAAGATCTATGAGGCGATGGAGCGCGTCGGTAATATTCTGCCGCTCGTCACCCGCACGAACTTCGCCGGCGGCATGTCCGTGCCCACCTCCAGCGTCAAGCCGACTGCGACGTGGGTCGCTGAAGGCGCAGGCTCCGACACCCAGAAGAAGACCGTCTCTTATATCTCGTTCTCTTACCACAAGCTGCGCTGCGCAGTCCGTGTCAGCTACGAGATGGATAACATGGCTTACGGTTTCTTCGAGGCACAGCTGGCGCAGAACGTCGCCGAGGCGATCGTCAAGGCCGAGGAGACCGCCATCTTTAAGGGCACCGGCAGCGGCCAGCCCAAGGGCTTCCTGGCCGAGACCGCCACGGGCAACATCGACATCGCCAACACCAAGCACATTTCTTACGCCGACCTCTGCAAGGCCGAAGGCCTTGAGGAAGACGACGAGGCCATCTGGGTTATGACCAAAGCAACCTTTATGAACGAGATTCAGGGCATGGTCGATACCGACGGTCAGCCCGTCGCCCGCGTCAACTATGGCCTCAACGGCAAGCCCGAGTACTACATCTTCGGCCGCCGCGTCGAGATTGTCAACAAGGCTTACATGGATGACGCGAACCCTAACCCGACCGCCGACACCATCTGCGCCGCGCTCTACAACTTCCGCAACTACATTTTCAACAGCGGCGTCGCACTGCGCTTCCGCCGCTACACCGACGACAAGACCGACGATGAAGTTACCGTCGCGATCGAGGTCTGCGACGGCAGGAGCGTCCAGAATCAGAGCCTTATCACGCTGACCAATAAGAAGGCGGGCGGCTAATGTGCCCGAATCGGGCACAAGTGCGTGGGAGGTGCTTAAATGGCGATTCTCGATGATGTAAAGCTCTCCCTCGGCGGGATCTCCCACACAAGGCTCGACAGCGAGATCGAGGCGGCTATAAACGCGGCCTGCCTCGATCTCCACATCGGCGGAGCGGAGAGCGTGGACAATGCCTGCAACGCCGACCCCCTCGTCGTTCAGGCTATTAAGAACTACTGCCGTTACTGGTTCAACTATCAGGGCAACGGCGAGTTCTGGTTCATCTCATACAAGGCGCTGCGTGATTCGATGGCGCTGTGCGGGCTCTACAACAGGGGTGATGACGATGAAGAGTAACCGGACACCGTTCACAGATCTGTGCAAGCTCATCGCAGTTAAGAAGACCTACGACGACGCGAACCACTATGAGACGGAGGACGTGCCGACCGAGGTGCTCTGCTCCGTCTCCCAGGGCGTCGGCCGCACAGAGTTTTACGAGGCTCTCAAAGCCGGCGTCAGGCTGTCCTTGGTCGTGGAGGTCAACGAATTTGACTACGACGGTCAGACCGTGCTTGAGCACGACGGGCACCGGTACAGCATCGAGCGCACGTATCCGACCGGGTACGGTACACTTGAGCTGAGCTGCGCGGAGGTGACGCGATGACGATAGACGAACGCATCACCGCGGCCGTGACGCCGGTCGTGCCGGAGGTCGCGCCGCAGATCTATGAGGGCAGAGCCCTCACCTACTGCACCTACAACTATACCGAAATGCCCCAGCTGCACAGCTCCGGAAAGCCTCGGCGCATCACCTATCTGTGCCAGCTGCACCTCATGCTCCCGCTGGGCGCTGCTTCCGTAACGCTCCGCCGTGAGCTCTGCCGGGCGCTGTGGCACGCGGGCTTCACGTGGCCGCAGATCACCGACGCCTACGACGGCGACGGGCAGCACTGGGTATTTGAGTTCGAGGGCAAGGAGGCGCTGGGGGATGGCTAAGTTCTCCTCCGACGTCGGCCAGCTCATGCTGGACATGCAGCAGATCGCAGAGATCCCGGAGGACGTGATCGACGAAATGCTTCAGGCCGGCAGCAAGGTCGGCGTTGAAGCGATGCGCCGGTCACTGCGCCGGATGGGGCTCGTCAAGACCGGGCAGCTTGCGGACAGCCTTGTCGCCGTGCGCAAGGTCGGCAAGGACGGGCGCATCTACTATCGGGCATACCCGAAAGGACGGCGAAAGGCCGAAAACCGTGCGCTTACGGTCACCAACGTCCGCCGCGTCAATCCGCTGCGCAGCCATGCCAAGCCTCCGACCAATAACGAGGTTGGTTTCGTCCTTGAATTCGGCGCGCCGAAGCGCGGCATTGGGGCCCGGCAATGGATGCGCACAGCAAATGAAGAAAGCGCGGACGACGTAGTCGCCGCGGAATTCAAAGTTTATGATGAATGGCTCAAATCCAAGGGATTCTGAGCCGGAAAGGAAAAAAATATGAGCGATGCTCTCAGCAGCAAAAATCTCGTTGTATTCGGTCTGCGTGACATCCTCTTCGGCGAGTACAACTACAACGCCGAGACCGGGTTGATCACCTACAAAAACCAGAAGATCCTCGGCCGCGGTATTCAGGCCGGGTTTGACCTCAGGTTTGCCGAAGGGCGTCTCTACTCCTCCGGTGCGCTGAGCCGCTACAGGAAAAAGTGTACCGGCGGCTCGATCTCGCTGGCCGTCGAGGCTCTGACGCTGGCTGTTCAGGCCAGCATGTTCCAGGCCGAGACCTCAGAAGTCGACATCGGCACTCCGCAGAGCCCGAAGAAAATAACCGGCATCGGCTACAGTGAAAACACCCGCGGCCGCTACCTCGGCATCAGTACCTATATGCCGGCTGACGACTCCAGCGATTCGGACGCATACGTCTGTATATTCGCCCGTAAATCGCTGTTCGGCCCGCCGAGTATGCAGTACCGCACCGAAGAAGACAACATCCAGTGGGCCACCCCGACTACTACCGGCGAGTTTATTGCGCCGGATCACCTCACTGGGACGAAGGCTCCTTTGATGGTGGAAATCGCCGAGGCGTATTCCGATGCTGACGCTCTCGCGTGGTGCAAGAAGCAGCTCCAGATGACGGCGTGAGGTGAGTTATGGATATCCGAAACCGAGTAATGTACAAGAAAATCGGCGATGTGGAGTACGACCTTGTCGCCGATTATAACACCATCGCCGACATTCAGGCGGCTTTCGGTGATCTCAACATTCTGTTCAATGGCTCCGCATATCTTCGCGTCGCGGCGGTCGCACTCACCTCTATGCTCAACGGGTGCGCGCATCGCCATCGCTGGTCGAAGCACTTCGACGTCCTTGACGTGTCACAGTATATGCCGCCGATCACTGACACCTCTGCCGTGGTTGACGAAGCAATGGACATCGTCATGTTCGTGCGCATGGCGCTCGTCGACCCCGACAAGATCAAGACCGAGGCCGAAGCTGAGCCCGAAGGGAGCGCCGAAAAAAACTGAGCTCCGGCGCATTGCCGGAGTTCAAAATTGATTTTGCGCAGGCGCTCACCGTCTGGCTGACGCGGTTCAACGGCACGGAAGAAAGCTTCTGGTATGGGCTCTGCCCGCGCCGCCTAAACGCGCTGTGTGAGGCATTGCTCCCGCCGGAGAGCCCCCAGCCGCTCCAGCGCCGTGATAAACCGTCTGCGCGCGAGTTCTTCCTTGGAGGTGATTAAATGCCGACACGCCAAGTAAATACTGATTTCAAAGTCACCGGCGAGGAGAAGCTCAAGCGGGCGATTGCAGAGATCAACAACGGTACCAAGGTGCTTAACTCCGAAATGCGAAAGCTCACCGCCGAATACGACGGCAATAATGACAGCATCGAGTTTCTGACCCAGAAATACGACATTCTCGAGCGTCAGATGCTATCACAGAAGGATAAGGTCGAGGCGCTCAAGAAAGCCGTCGCCGACTCCGCCGAGGCTTATGGCGAAGCTGACTCCCGGACGCAGAACTGGATAATTCAGCTCAACAACGCCGAGGCCGCGCTCGCTAATACATACGGCGAGATGGGACGGACGCAGACGGCCATTGAAAACATGGACAAGTCGCTTGATGAGGTCTCCGGTTCGACCGGCTCGGCCGCCGAGGGCGTGACTTCTCTTGGCGATGTTCTCGATACTGTCGCTGATAAGCTCGGTGTTAAGCTGCCGGACGGAATCTCTAAGTTTACGGGAGGCCTCGGCAAAATCCCGGCTTCCACCGCCGCGGCCGCAGCCGGTATAGCCGCCGTCGTCGCAGCGGGGATAAAGCTTGAGCGCAAGCTGATGGACGTCACCAAGGAGTCCGCAGCAGCAGCTAAGGAGCTCGAAGCTCTCTCCTTGCAGTCGGGCGTAAGCGCGCAGGATCTTCAGGCTTTTCAGTACGCCGAGGACTTCCTCGACGTCAGCACGGACACCCTCACGGATTCGCTCAAGGATCTGACCACGAAGATGTCCGACGCCAAGGACGGCAATGAGGAAGTCATCACAATGTTTGACCAGCTCGGCGTATCGGTCACGGACGCCGGGGGCAATCTCCGCGATTCTTATGACGTATTCCTCGACGTCATAGACGGGCTCGGCGAGATGAGCAACCAGGCAGAGCGCGACGCGCTGGCCATGGGGCTTATAAACGAGAGCGCGCAGAAGCTGAATCCGCTGATCGAACAGGGTTCCGCTTCGCTGAAAAAGTACGCGGACGAGGCCGAAAATGTCGGCTACATTCTCAGCAATGACCAGCTGAAGGCGCTGACCGCCGTCGACGAAGCACAGAACCGGCTGCTAAAGTCTCAGGAGGCCGTCAGCAAGCAGATCAGCGCAGAGTACGCGCCGTATATGTCCGACGCGCTTAATCAGACGCGCGAGCTTATAGAGAAGGTCGGCACAGAGCTTATCGACTCCGGCGCGGTCGAGGCGTTCGGTTCGATACTGGACAGCGCTGTCTCCCTGCTTGAGCCGCTGGGCGATCTCACCGCTGATATCCTCCCCCCGTTGGGGACTTTGCTGCAAGGCATTGCCGGGACGCTGGCATGGGCAGCAGATACAATCAATCTGATCGTCGGCCTGCTGACGCTCAACGGAGACCGGATCAGCACCGCGCTCGGGCTCAACCCGAACAAGGCGTCGAACATTCAGAAGGCGCTCTACGGCGCGGACTACAAAACAGAGAGCTACTACGACTCGACCGGCAACTACTACGACCCAACGACCGGCCAGTGGACAGGCAACTACTTCCACAACGCCGGGGGGAATGACAACTTCCCCGGAGGGCGCACGAGGGTCGGTGAGAACGGTCCGGAGACCGTCTACCTGCCGCAGGGTACGGTCATCGCCAACGCGCAGGAGACGCGCGCTGACGGCGGCTACGACGCGCCTGTCAACGTCTACATTGAGGCGCGGACGATTCAGGAGTTTAACGACATTATTGAGATAGTGCGCGACGCCCAGCGCGTCCGCCGGATGAAGGGAGCTCCGAGATGAGCACGACACTGACACTGACCGCGAACAAGTCGGCGGCGGTGGCTAAAGTCTGGGGTGACACCAATGTGCATACCGGTGACATCTTTGACTTCCCGTGGTACTCGGATGATAGTACCTACCCGGACGCCAACTATTATATCTATCTCGGCTTCAACGCCCCATCGGAAGCTTACAAATACCGCCCCATTCTCTCGGCGATCTTCAAGTGCGGAGCCGGGAAGAGCCTTTCGTATTGTCAAACTTTCCTGAAAGGTTTGCAGCAAAGCTTCAACGAAGACAGCGTCAATTACTCAAATCAACCTGCCATAGATTCAACACTTCAGGGCTCCTTTCATGTCGGCTCATACACGACCATAGAGTGGAACCAGACTGATTTGAAACCGGATGGAGCCGCTCTTGCCGCAGTATACGGGCTCCGTTTGGACTGCCGAGTATCCCGAATGAGCGGAGCTTCCTCAGCAATTGCTCGCTTTGCAAGTTCGAGACATGCCGAGAAAGCCCCCGTTATCATTGCAACCCTCGGCGACTCGGACGTCACCGCTGTAGTATCTCCGGTTTCCCCCGCCGCAGGCAGCTTTGTTAACAGGGCCGAAAAGGTCTCGTTTATGGCCAGCGTTGGGAATAGTGCCATATCGTTCGCGGCGCTTTCCGCCCAAAGTGCCACTCTTGAATATCGCACCGCAGGCGCGACCGCTGTCACCAGCAAAACTGCCGTTGTTTCTTCTTCCGGCATAAGTTATACCGCCCCGGCCAACCTGTTCGCGTCCGGCAACTATGAATATCGGTTCAAAATAGTCGACAATTTAGGCCGCGCTGCATATTCGGCGTGGACGGCATTTACAACCGCTGACACCATTCCTGTCGCGACGCCGCTCAGCCCCGACAGCTCCCTCGAAGACGGCACACAGGCAATCACATTCCGCTGGGTGCACAGCAACGAGAGCGGCAGCGCTCAGACCAAGGCAGAGCTACAGAAGAGCGCTGACGGCAGTGCATGGACAACACTCGGCACTGTGACGGGCGCAGCCAATGAGTACGCCGCCCCGGCCGGTACATTCACCTCCGGGACATGGTACTGGAGAGTACGCACCTACAACCTCGACGGCGCTGCCGGAGAGTGGAGCACCGCGCTGTCGTTCGTAGTCGTCGCAGGCCCGACCAAGCCCGTGATCGTAGTCAAGGACGCTTCCCCGCGGCCTCTCATAAACTGGCAGACCAGTGAACAGAGCGCCTACCAGCTACAGCTTGACGACATCATAGATGTCACCGAGTACGGCAGTGAGAAGACGTGGCGCTGCCCGGTCTACCTCGACGACGGGGCGCATACATTCCGCGTCCGCAGCCAGAACAGCTATGGACTGTGGAGCGAATGGGGCAGCGCGACCTTTACCGTTAGCCACACCGCGAGCGGAAGCGTCGTTCTCACGGTCGACGCGGATCACCGCGCAGAGCTGTCTTGGAGCTACGCCGGGAGCTGGACCGAGTTCGTGGTCTACCGCGACGGCGTCGCGATAGCTAAGACAACGGACTACAGCTATACGGACGACTACTCCGTCGGCACTGTGAGGTATCAGGTGCGCGTCTGCGCATCGGACGGGACGTATAACTATTCGCTCTCGAATGAGGTCATAGTATCCGTCATGCCGGAAACCGTCATGCTGTCCGCTCTGGGCTCCGGAAACTGGCTGTTTTTAAGGCTCTCCGCGGCACAGCACAGGACGAACACCATTAAGGCCTCGCGCGCGTTCAGCCTGACGCATCTGTCCGGGCGGAAATTCCCGGAGGCGGAGCTGACAGAGTTCTGCGACCGGTCGATATCCGTCAGCTACGCGACGGACGACGTGGCCGAAAAGACCGCGCTGGAGGCTCTGATGGGCTCCCCCGTCTGTCTCAAGACGCCGGGCGGCAAGATGGTCATAGGCATCCTCGACACGCTCAGCGAGACGGAGAGCATGTTCTACAGCTCCTACAGCTTCGCCGTGAGCCAGATGCACTATCCGGAGGAGGTCGATCTTGATGCGTGAGACGCGATACAAGCTCAACGCCCTGCGCAATGGGGCGTTTCTTGCGGAGCTGCTCTTCTCCCCGGACGACGCGTCGAACATCAAGTTTGCCGCGGACGGTGAAATAAAGGGCAGCTTCTCCGGAGCTATTATCCCCGATGAGCGGTTCGATCTGCTGCGCGACGAGCTCCAGCCGATGATCTTCACCGGCACCGGCTGGAAGAGCTTGGGCATCTTCCGTCCGACAACTCCGACGCTGCAAGGCAGCACGACCGGAGAACGGCAGCAGATCACCGCCTACGACCGCGGCTGGATACTGAAGAATGACCGAATTGAAAGCCGCCTGTTCATCGCGGCCGGGACGAACTATATAACCGCAGCTGAGCAGCAGCTTGCTGCGGCAAACATAGCCCGGACGCGCATCATCCCCAACGCCTCCACGCTTCCGGCTGACCGTGAGTTTGAGCCGGGTACAACAAGGCTCGACATTATCAACACTCTGATGGGCGAGATCGTATACCGCGAGGTCTGGTTTGACGGAGACGGGCTGGCGCATCTTGAGCCTTATGCAGCGCCCGCCGTCGAGCGGATCAAGCACCGGTACAGTTCACGAAACATTCTGCGAGAACCTATGGCCCCGGATTACAGCGCCGGGACGGACATCTTCTCCGCGCCTAACGTGTTCATCTGCACCTGCGCCAACGCCGACCGGAGCGCGACTCTGACAGCGACCGCAGTCAATGACTCCCCGGTGTCTTCCAAAAGCACCATCCGGCGCGGGATGCGCATCTGCCAGCAGGTCAAGGTCAACGAGATCGCCGACCAGGCAGCGCTTGACGCTTACGCGAAGAGGCTCGTTACAGAGTCTCAGCTGAGCACACAGACGGTCGAGTTTTCCACACTGGCCGAGGCTGGACACGGCGTCGGGGACATTATCGCGATAGATCACCCGACCATTGGGGGAATTTATGAGGAGACCGGCTGGAGCCTCACGCTCCGCGCCGGTGAGCTCATGAAGCACACTGCGAAAAGGACGGTGCTGTAATGGATGAGTTCTTCAACCTGCCAGCCGCCGAGGCGGAGCGTCCGCAGTTCCTGATCGCCATTGTCGGCGCTGTCGCGACCGACGGCGTGACGCTGATCTTCGCGGGTGAATCCGCACCGTCGACAAAAAAGTACAAAGGCAACGCCGCTCTTACCCTGAAGGCCGGGGATCGCGTGAAGCTGTCCTACGACAGCGGCACGTACCTGATCGACTACGTGATCGGCGTGCCGAAGTCCGGATAAGGAGGTACACTATGCTGACTATCCTTCAGGGGGACGCGCTGAGCGTCCCAATATCCATCAAACTCAACGGCATAGAAGTGACCGACGCCGATATACAGGCGGTCAAGGTCACGATGGGCGGCATTGAAAAGCGCTATCCCGGCGAGATCACATACTCCTCCGGCCGTTTTCTCTTCCCACTGACGCAGGAGGAGACGCTGGGCATGACGCCGGGCGTCAACGAGGCGATAATCCGCCCGAAGTTCTCCGCCGAAAGCCTCCGCGGGGCGAGGATAAAGACCGCCTTCAGCGTGATCGCCTCTCCCGACAAGGAGGTGCTGTAATGGGCTGCTGCGGGCTGACCGTCGAGCTGACAGACGAGGCCCTGACCGTTGAGCTCGGCCCCGCCATCGTCGGCAGCGGCGGGGGCATCTATGATTATTATGACGGCGCGTATGAAGTCGAGCCGCTCCGGACGGCACAGGTGCTTGAGACCGAGGGGCTCGTCATGCGCAAGGACGTGAACGTCCGGGGCGTCACCTTTCAGCAGACCACCAACGCCGCCGGAGGAAAGACCTGCAACATAGGAGGTGCAGATAACTAATGGGAAACAGTAAAATCATTTTTTACGGCGAGACCCTGATGGATCTCACCGGCGACACCGTCACCAAGGAGAAGCTCCTCAAGGGCATCACCGCGCACGACAAGGCCGGTGACCCCATCACCGGTACGTGTGAGTTTGACAGCGACACGAGCGACGCCACCGCGAACGTGGACGACCTCCTCGCCGGGGAGACCGCATACGCGCGCGGCGCGAAGCTTACCGGCACCATGCCGAACCGCGGCGCAGCGGCCGGGGAGATCGCCTCCAAGGATGAAGAGTACACCATTGAGCTCGGCTACCACGACGGCAGCGGCAAGGTCGGCATAGCCGCCGCGGAAAAGCTGAAGCTCATTGCCGGGAATATTAAGAAAGACGTGACAATCCTCGGTGTCAAGGGTACCTATGGCGGCGAGAGCGTCAACGCACAGAGCAAGAACGCGACCCCGGCCAAGACGGCACAGACGATTCTCCCTGACGAGGGCTACGACTACCTCTCTGAGGTCGTTATTGCCGCCGTGCCGTACACCAGCGCTGCGAATGCTGCCGGAGGAATGACCGTCACGATCGGAGCCTGAGCATGGGCAACAGTAAGATTGTCTACTATGGAGAGACGCTGATCGACCTCACCGGCGACACCGTCGAGCCTGCGAAGCTCCTAAAGGGCGTCACCGCGCACGACAAATCCGGGACGCTGATTACTGGCACGTTTAAGGCGGCCGACCCCTACGCGATTATCAGCGTGACGTATCCGGAAGGAAGCGTCTGCACCTGTTCAAATGGCAGCGTGGCACTGACGGCGAAGGATACGAGCGGCAAGGCACTGTTTGTTATTCCGTCCGCCGGGACGTGGACAGTCAAGGCGGTCAGCGGCAGCAAGAGCGCGAGCAAAACGGTATCAATCACCGCCGAGGGGCAGGTCGAGACTGTAACGCTGATGTTTAAGCTGTATTTGTTTACGAGCGGGGAAGGCGTAGTTGATGACTGGACACCTTTATATGGTGGGTATACGAACGCGGCTGTCACAAGTGAAAAAATGACATTAAATGGTGGTGAGGCTTTCTATTATTCCTCTGCCGCAGCCGTTACTTCTAATAACGCAATTGATTTAAGTGGATATAGTAAGCTTGTCGTTGACGTGCAAACGAATAAAGCCGCAACCGATAACGTATACGCTTGGGTCGGTGTCTCGGCAACGAAGTTCACAAGGGGCTCGGAGACTAACACCATCAGTATCAGCAATAGCGCGGCTTATACCAAAATCAGCACAACAACTCGGTACGAGATCGAAGTTGATATAGCGAATATAAATACAGGCTATGTTTTTGTGGCATCCGACGGTACAAACATTAATACAACTGCATATAATATTTGGCTTGAATAAGGAGGACGTAGCATGACGATCTACATAGACAGCGATTATAAGTGTTACGTCTCCGCATCTGACGGACGCAGAGCAATCGAGACCAACGACTTCAACGGCAAATGCCCGGAATGGATAGAAAGTTACCGCTTCGTCCCCGAGGGCGAGACGTGGACGCGCGAGGACGGAGAGGTGTTCACGAACATGGCAGCACCGTGGAAAGACCTGAGTGAAGCATACGTGGCGCAGACGGCGTATGTGACAGCGCAGAATACACAGTATGAAGCGGCACTGACCGAGATTGAAGCCGCACTGGAGGTAACATCATGACCATTGAAGAAAGAAAACAGTCTATTCTTGCCAAAATTGCCGAGATGAAGCAGGGCGGCAGCGATGAAGAAAAGCAGGACATGCGCGCCGCACTTGATTTGTTGGGCGTGACGAATGAGGGGGAAACGGCATGAGCTATCTTTCAAGCGCACAGAAGCTCCGCGCGGCGATGGACACCGCGGGGAATGCCCTCTCGGACGCGCAGGCGCGCACCTGCAAGCTTATTTATCAGCAGTGGTCTAATCTCATAGGCACGACCGCAACGCCGGGACAGCGCTTCCTGCACGGCAATACGCTATACAGAGTTCGCACCGACGCGTCGGAGCACCCATTCAGCGCCGAATGGGTACCGGGTGTGACGACCGCCTCGCTGTACGAAGCTATCGACGATGAGCACACCGGCACTCTGGACGATCCTATCCCGTTCACGCAGCCGATGCAAATTTTCAACGGCAAGTATTACAGTCAGAACGGCAAGGTCTATCTCTGCACACGCGACAGCGGTAAGCCGCTCGCGTTCAACCTCGCCGATCTGGTGGGACTCTATGTAACGGAGGTAACTGAGTAATGGACGATGAGAAGACCGACAGCGGCTTGCTGACGGAAGACGCACGCGAGAGCGTAGACCCGACGGGGTGGCTGCTCTTAAGATTTACGACAGTGACATGAGGAGGAAAACAATGTCAAACGAAAAATTCATTGAAAAAGCGAAAGCGTATGTTGCCGACTATGCGGCCAAGCACTGCGACAAAACAGATAAGATTCCAGACTTCGAGGTATACGTAGTGTGGAACGCGTTTATCCTCGGAAACATCAAGGCGCTCCTCTCTACTACCCTCTTTGACGGTATGTACTATGAGGTAACATACAACGCAGTGAGGGATGAGATTTACTTCGACGCGTACAAAAAGTTTGAGAACCGCTGCATTCCTGTGGAGTAACTGCCATGGGAATCATCGACAATGCCGTGACTCGCGCGCTGGAGATAGCGGCGGACGACAGTCACGGTTACGATCAGGCCAACCGCTGGGGGCCTGACTACGATTGCAGCAGCCTTGTGATAGACTGCTTCAAGAGAGCGGGGCTGCCCCTCAGCTGCACCTATACCGGCAACATGCGCGGAGACATGCTGCGCTGCGGCTTTGAGGACGTGACCGGCAGCGTCGACCTTGCGACAGGCGCGGGGCTTGAGCGCGGCGACGTGCTCTTGAACCACGTCCACCACACTGCACTGTATATAGGCGGCGGCCAGCTAGTGCAGGCCAGCATCAACGAGTACGGCACTACGACCGGCGGACAGACCGGCGACCAGACCGGGCGCGAGATATACACGCGCGGGTACTACAATTACCCGTGGGACTGCGTACTGCGGTATACCGGGGCAGAGAGCGCGGACAATTCGGGGAGCACGCCGGCCGCCGCGTACTGGCCGCCCCGGCTGCTCCAGTACACGCCGGGGCTCCGGCTCATGGTCGGCCCGGACGTGCGTGCGGTGCAGGCGCTGCTCCTCTGCCGCGGGTATAACCTGGACGTCGACGGAGAGTACGGTCCTGCGACTGCTGCGGCGGTCGGGCGCTTCCAAACGGCCTCCAGGCTTGACACGGACAGCGAGTGCGGCCCCAGAACATGGGCGGCGCTGCTGGCACTTCCGGGAGGTGATGCGGCATGAGATAGAACCGCCCGGAAGCCAAACATAATACGGAGGACATTAAAAATGTCAGAAGCAATAGCGTGCGCCATAATCGCCGGGATCGTTTCAGTCCTCGGCACCTGGCTCGCGAATCGCAGGAGTCAGGCCGTCTTTCAGGCGGTCATTGAAACAAAATTCGAGGAACTCAGCAAGCATGTCGAGAAGCATAATCAGGTCATCGACAGAACCTATGCGCTGGAGACTCAGGCTGCCCTCATGGACGAGCAGATCCGGGTCGCCAACCACCGCATAGCTGATCTGGAAGCTTTTCACAAACCGTAAATGTGCCCGAATCGGGCACAAATCGAAAGGAGTCAACGCATGGAAATAGTAGGCATAGCGAGCGTGGCGGCGATCACCGTCATCGCATATCTTATCGGCGAGGTAGTCAAGGCAACCGGCCTTGATAACAAGTGGATCCCCGTCATCTGCGGGGTCTGCGGCGGCGCGCTGGGAGTCGTGGGCATGATGATCATGCCGGAGTTCCCGGCGACGGACTACATAACCGCCGTCGCCGTCGGCATCGTGTCCGGCCTCGCAGCTACCGGCGCTAATCAGATCGTCAAACAACTGGGTAAGTCCGAATAAATATTAACAGGGTCTGACGCAAGCCGCGTCAGGCCGCACAGGGGGAGCGTTGCCGCGCTCCGGGCTTGCCGACCGGTATGATATGACGATATCGGCAGAGCTGCGCGAGCAGCTTACCACGCCCGGCAGGAGGGCGTCCTTGCAGTTTCCGCGAGAGCTGCGCGAGCAGCTGGAACGGGACTGCGGGTTTACCGACGAAGAGGTCGAGATCCTCCGGCTCCGCGGCCGGGGATGGAGCTACAAGCAGATAGCAGACGAGTGTCACGTCTGTGAAGAGACCGTCCGGAACCGCATCCGGAGGATCAAAAACAAAATAGCCACATTGATATGACAAGGGCAGCGCCGACCGCGCTGCCCTTGTTTTGCCGCTTCCCTGCCGTTTACGTGCCGGTCTGGGAGGCGGTTTTAGATTAGAATATAAGCAGGAAGCCCGGAGCGCTACGGGCTGAAAAAAACATGACAGGAGGAAAACGCATGGAATATGCAAGCAAGGCCACAGCTGACGCCGGCCTGACCACCGGCATCATCGGCACCGCGCTCGGTGCTCTGAACTCCGGCATCTTCAATGGCGGACTCGGCAATCTCTTCGGCGGCAACGCCTCCGCGGCTGATCTCTCCGGCATGGCAGCCGGCGCTGCTCTCGCCGCTGCTTTCGGCGGAGGTCGCACTGTTCCCAGCGAGGACAAGCCCGTCAGCCGCTACGAGCTCGGTCTCGTCCAGGAGAACGCCATCCTTAAGGCGCAGGCTGATGTCGACAAGAAGCTCGTTGATGTCTATAACAACATCAACGGCCAGGTCGGAGCGCTGAAGGATCGCTTCAGCGACTTTGAGAAGCAGCAGCTCGTTTACAACGGTGTCAACAACGCCGCTGTCAGCGTGCTTCAGTCTCAGGTCGCGGCTCTCATGGGTCTGACTAAGACCGTCATTCCTAACGGGAACGTCTGCCCCGGCTGGGGTGACGTCAAGGTTCAGATCGTGACGCCCGCCGCCGGTGCGACCACCTAAGCCATAGCAAACCGGGGGAGGCGTATGCCTCCCCTGCTGTAATGAAAGGATTTGAAACATGGTCAGTATAGACAAAGTGCAGACCGGAATCTCTCGGTACCTCGACAATGAGGTCGTACCGAAAATGTCCGGAGCTAATAGGTGGCTCTTCTCTGCCGCTGCGGCTGCCTATGTGGCAGAAGCCCCGAAGCTTGTGAAAAAGCTGAACGAGAACAAAGCACTCGCGGCGCTGAACCTCGTGGATGAGGCAGGCAACGTGGATGTTGAAAAGATATATCAGTATATTAAACCTGCTGCCGAGAAAGGACCGGCACCGATCACGCTGCCGATCATCGGGACGCTGACGTTTACGGCAGCAGATGTGGACAGCTTATATGCCCACATTATGCAGGCTTAAGAAAGGAAAGCAAGATGAACAAAGAACATATATCCGATTATAAAGCCCGGCTTGAAAAAGAGCTGGCCGAATTCATGAAGCTGCCCGTCACCGAGGGCTCCGCCGAGGCAGTCAAGAGCATGATCGAATGCCTGGACGCTGTCGAGCATCTGAAGCACTGCGCCGGGATTGAGGACGACGCCCACACCAGCGAGCGCCTGACCGACATTGAGCTGCGCGCATGGCTCCAGCACATGGACAATGCCGACGGCTCGACCGGCCAGCACTGGACGGAGGATCAGACCTCCAGCATCGCCGCAGCGATCGGTGTGACGTTCGACCATGTAACGGCCGAGGAGTTCTGCGCTGCGATGAACATGATGTATTCGGATTACTTCCCCGTTGGCGTCAAATACGGCGTCGACCGGCCGGAGTTTTACGCGGATCTCGCCAAGGCGTTCCTGTTCGATAAGGACGGCCCGGCTCCCTCGGAGAAGCTCGCCGAGTACTATCACAAGGTCGTGAAATAGGGCGGTTCATGCCCCCCATTATGCCCCCCAAAGGGCTTTTACGCCCCCCATTATGCCCCCCAAAATCTGGGCAAATTTGGGGCGTTTTGAGACCGTTTGACTAAAAGGAAAAACCCCGGAATCATTGAGATTCCGGGGTTTTTCCTTGGAGCTGCTACCCAGATTCGAACTGGGGACCTCATCCTTACCAAACTTGCGCCCCCGAGTCTTTAAGTGACTGCGCCGCAATGCATCAGACCTTGTCTATCTCAGTTGTCCCCTCAATGCTGCCCCTCAAGTGTTTGAAGCTATCATTTACGTTTTGGAGCGCATCGGCAGGGGCATTATCAAGCAGATGGGCGTAAACGTCGAGCGTGAGCTTGACGGAGCTGTGCCCGGCCAGATACTGGACGCGCTTAAGCGGTGTGCCGCTGAGGATAAGCTCGGTTATATATGTATGTCGGAGCTGATGGGGCGAAAAATGAAAATCGAACGCTGCGCAGTAGCGCCGGAACGGCACTTTATCCCCAAGCTTCAGACGGACGCAGACCTCTTTTCCGGTGCGCGCGCTGGTGTATGTCACCGGGCGCACTTCCCTGCCGGTTACGGCTTCCCATGCGCGGCGGTAGGCCGATTCACTATACGGTCGCCCGCCCTCGATATGGCAGACATAGTCACCCTCGTGCGGCAGAGCGCGCAGCGCATCTCGCAGCAAATCCGGAACCGGAATATTGCGCTCGGCGGCGTCGCTTTTTAGCTGTTCGGACACAACGGGCTGATTCGACTCCCAGCGAATGGCGCGCCGAACCTCGATGTATGGCGCGGCATCGTCGAGATGCACGCAGTCCCATTGCAGCGCGAAAGCCTCCTCACGCCGCAAGCCGCAGAGCAGACAGAGCAGAATAAACGGATATATCCGCTCGTCCTTAAGCTCCTCCAGCACGGTGCGCTGCTGCGCCTGAGTGAGCGGCTTTTTCTCGACGGCTTTCCGGCCTCCGGCCTTGATATTGCGGCAGGGGGATTTTAGAATCAGGTCGCTGTCCTCCGCCGCACTGAATACCATTTTAAGAGTCGTCACGATCTTCTGCTGTGTCGATTTGCTCAGCGACCCCGCGGCTGCCATAACGGCCTTGATATCATCCGGTTTGACCTCGGCAAGAAGCATGTGTCCGATCACCGGGCAGATGTGATTGTTTATCGCGTTCTTATGGTTCGCGCGTCCCTTGGGCGACAGGTTGACCGTGTTCAGCTCATACCACCGGGCGGCGTACTGCCAGACGTGCAGCTGCCCGTCCATGCCCATCGCGTCAAGCTCGGCCTGACGCCAGTCTGCTTTTTCGCGCGCGATGGCCTTTGTTTTGCCCCAGACCTCAATATCCCACTTGCCGGTGACAGGGTTCCGCAGCCGCTTTCGATATGCGTCGCGGCTCTTGCTGTAATAAAATTCGGGCGCGTCTTTGCGCGGCATGGATTCCCTCCCTATAAATTGACCTGTGCCCTAATTGGGCACAGGCTGTAATCTGTTAATATCCTGCTTTCGCGACACCGTACTCGGCTTGTTCCTGAGAGAATCCCTCATATTTGAGCTGGTCAATCAGCCCTGACTTTGAGAACGAGGAGTGTTTCAGATACGACTCCGCGCACTTTGCTGCCTGTTCGTACCAGTCAGCGCCGCAGTTGTCGGCAGCAAACAGAGCTTCGGCATGAGTATACCCCTCATATTCGAGCTGTCCGATCAGGCCGGTGTACGAGAAAGACGAAGACCGCAGGTATGACAGCGCGGACTTGAGCGCGTTTTCCTCCCCAACGGTCTCGGCTGCTCTTAGCTTAGCCGAGGATGTCGAGTCGCCGGACGATATTTCATCGAAATAAGTCAGAACATCGTAAGAGACTGCCCCGTCGTAAAGCTCAATCAGCGTATGCAGTCCCGTGTTCCCATTGCTGTTGCGGAACGCCACGAAATCATTGTCATTGACAACAAGAATGTTAATGACAGGGTCGGTGCAGCCGTCGGCGACGAGCTTGTCCGTCAGCTCTTTACTCTTAGCGCATAAGGAGTCCTTAAGCGCCGTCCAATCATCATCTTGGTTGTTGTGCTCGACGGAGAGCTGAATCGCCTGTTGTGTTATCGTTGTGTCCGCAATGTACACCGTGAAGGAAACCCCGCGGCTATTAGAATCGGCCTGAACGACAACAGCATCAAAGTCCCCGTTAAATGCCGAAGCTATAGCAAGTTTATAATTTCTCAGATCGTCTTCAGGTGTCGGCTCGGGTGTTGCGGGCTCAGCGGTTGACATCACGGGCTGCACACTGGAGGTCGGCTTCTTTGACATGGTGCCCATCAGAACGCCAAGAACAGCAATCAGAATAAGCAGATATCTCCACTTCAACTTCATCCTCGTCGCCTCCTGATAAAATCGCCGGTGCCCGATTCGGGCACCGGCGTGAATTTATTTCCCCCGCCGCTCTTTGCGGCTTATTACGAAGAAATACACCGTCGCGGTGACGCCGGCTGTCAGCGCAACGATCACGACCGCTCCGACTACGGACGGAGCACCTCGCCACAGGCCGAAGTCGGGGTCTATGATATCAAATCCTAAATACGGGATAAGCGCGATGATCGCCATCGCTGCAACGAAGGTCAGGCAATAGATCAGCCTGTCCTTTGCCCGCAGCGCCCGCCGGTGCTGCTCATATGAGCGTTCCAGCAGCTCATTTTCCCGTTTGACCGCCGCATTATCGTGCTCGAGCACCTCTATGCGGTGCTCGTTCTCCGGAGTTTTATCCGGAATTTCAATGCCGAAATACTCGTCCAGCGACACATTGCAAACCCGGCAGATCGGGCCGACCGTGTACACCGACGGATCCTTTGATGCTCTCGCGAAGAATCCGTTAACCGTCGCTTCCGGTACTCCGGACAGCTCCGCGATGCGCCTGCTTGAATTGTTTCCCTTATTTGCCCGACACAGATCTTTTAACAGCGGCTTTTCCGCCATTTCCTCGCCCCCCAAAACTCATTATATCCTGATTAAGGCATCAGATACCCGAGCTTCGCAGCCATTTGACCGCGTCTGCGCATAGACATAACCGATGGTATTATGATAATATCTAAGCGTAGCAGATAGACCATAGCACCGGATATCTGTTAAAGCTTCGGTCGAGGCGGCAACCAAGGCCGGAGCAATTCTACAATGAAGGGGGGCGCAAGGCCGGCAGCCCTGCGGTGTTCCTGTGCGCCGCAAATTTATTTTAGGAGGGCAACCATGGAGGACACCAGACGAAGAGACCAGATCAACCGAATTATCAGCAAGTATCAGCAACTGCCGCCGGAAGACCGGGAGAGGGTGCTCACTCTCCTTGCGTCTTTAATAGAAGATCAACATAGTCCTCCATGCGCTGCAAGTTCTCATCGTTGAGCAGCTCCAGCTTGCGGTTAAGCCTGTCGTCTTTGACGACGGGCTTTTCTTTTTTCTTAACGTCGCTCTGCCCCAATAGATAGTCAGCTGAAACATCAAAGATTTCTGCCATTTGCCGAAGTGAATCAAAATCGGGCTCCGTTCTGTCGTTTTCCCAATTACTTATCGTGGTTTGAGCAACGTGCAGAAGATTGGCTAAGTCAGACTGCTTCAAGCCTTTTGAAATTCGCAATTCCTTGATGTTATTCATGTGACCACATCCTATACACAATGCCAATTTAGCACGCGACAGCAGATATGTCTATGCGATATGCAAAAATTTCGTAGAATTTAATATTTCCTCTTGACATATTAAATTTCTTAGTGTATTTTAATACCAGAAAACTTAATACAAGCAAGAAATTTAATAAATCATAACGGAGGCGAGGGCAGGAAATGTACATACATGAAGCGATTAAGAAAGCGCAGGAGAGAAACGCCGCCGGGCAGTCATGGGGATTGCGCCGCGCAGACTGGGGCGAAGATTACCTGAGCTTTAGCAAATGGTACCCGCCCAACGGCGACCGCAAAATATATGAGTGTCTCATTTTAAATGGTTCCTGCGTGAGTGCATGGTATCCCACAACTGAGGAGCTTACAGCGGATGACTGGATATTGGCCCCTCTCGGCGGGCCGAAAATCCGGCGCTGATCAAAGAATCCCCACCACGCGGAGGACTATATCGGCAACGGAAGCAAGGAGCGCCGCGATCGCAATCGCCAGCGTGGCAGATGCCCGCTTGTCATCACGGCGGCTACTGTCCACCTGCTCCATTTCGGCGCGTCCGACATCCGCAAGCCGAAGAGCTTCGGCTGTGTGTTTATACTCGTTCGCCGCCCCAATCGGCATTATACAGCCGGAATCCCATAAATCGGCAATGAGCCGCGACCCGGCATCAAGCTTTGACGCTTGCTCCGCAACGTCCTTATACGCTGCGGTCTGCCGGAAACAATCGTCCTTTATGGTGTACTGCTGAGTCTCAATGTATTTAAGCAGTTCATACGCAGATTCACTTATCATTGGCAACAACCACCTTTCACGGCGATATTACCACGCGGAATACATAAACGCAAATAAATCATAACGGAGGCGAGGACAGAAAATGTACATACATGAAGCGATAAAGAAAGCGCAGGAGGAGAACTTGTGCATCAAGCGCGAGTGCTGGGATTCGGCGCGAATCTGTTTGACGACCAGCTATTGGAAAGGCAAAGCGTATGAGCTGAGGATCGACGGCAGCCTATGGACTCCGGTTACATGGGAACTTACCGCCGACGACTGGTTGACCTGCTCGTATCCGGAGGAACCCTGCACGCTCAAGGAGCAGGAACCGGAGCCGGTTAAGAAGAAACCAGAAGCCACCCGGATCGCCGCCCTCGTGTTGTCCTGCGTCAGCATGCTCGTCTCTTTGGCTGTGCTGCTACTGACGTGACAGCAGCGCAATGATCGAGACGACCAGAGACCCTGCGGCCATGAGCATCGCGAAGAAATCGACCCACTTTTCGGCGAGGTATTTCAAGAACTCCTTGCGACGGAATTCTCTGAGGTGGAAGCCCTTGTGGGCAAGGCAGACGCCGAGGCTGTTCATGCTATCGTCGCGGGGAACGGTAACATACCCGTTATCCTCGAGATAATCAAGCATCGCAGTGAACTCGGTCTTGCCTCCGTAGTTTTTAGGAAATTCGAGAGGTTTCCAGCTCAGTTTACCTTCGGGCGTCTTTTTAAGGTCTTTCAGAAATTTACAGCTTTTTCTATCCAGCATGGCAACAACCACCTTTCACGGCGATATTACCACAAGGAGGCAGGAAATGAAAGTATTCGTCAGTATCTTCTTCGGAGCGGCGGTGATCCTCACGGCTTACTCGAACGTAGGCGCATGGCAGAGCGCGATCGTGCTCTGGAAGTACGGCAGCCGCTGGCCGGTCGCGGGCGTAGCCCTGATGACGCTGTTCACGCTGTTCGCCTGGGCGGCGGGCTGCTACCTCATCAAGCATTGCATATTTTAGTTTTCTCCTTTTCATCCTCTCTATACCTTTCCCCTTGCATCTCCCCGCGGTCTTTGCTCTTCTTTTCCCGCGGGGAGGCCTTAATGCAGCCGACGCCGGTCGCAAGCCCGGGAGCAAAATGCAGAGCGAGGCAGACAGAAAGCAGGTGACGAAATGGACGAGCTCAAGAGGCTGCGCGAGGCCGCGGGACTATCCCAAGTCCAGCTTGCGCTGAGGCTCGGGGTGTCGCAGGGCACTGTCGCGAACTGGGAGCGAGGATTCCGCGTACCGCAGACAGGCAGTCTTATTAAGATCGCGAACATCCTCGGCTGCGGCGTTGACGCGCTGCTCGGACTGAACACCCAGGGCGCGGACGCAGCCCGTGACAATACAATACCTGACAGGGAGGTGCGCGTCAATGGATAAGGACGCCCGGAACATCTACAAAAACGCGCGGCAGACTGCCGGTCTGACGCAGGAGCGCTGGGCGGAGCTGCTGGGGATATCCCCGGACAGCGTCCGACGGTACGAGGCCGGGGCGATGCTGCCCAGCGACGAGACGGTGCTGATGATGGCGGAGACGACGGGTATCCTCGTGCTGCCGCTGTGGCATCTCAGAGCCAAGAGCGCGATAGCCGAGGACATGCTCCCGGATGTGCCGGACGTGCCGCTGCCTCAGGCTGTGCTGAAGCTGCTGACATCGGTCAAGGCCGTGAGCAGCAGCGTCGACAACCTGATACAGATCGCGTCTGACGGTATGGTCGACAACCGCGAGGAGGCGCTCTTCGAGGAGATCGCGGGCGATCTCGACGACGTTATTGAGGCGGCGATCGCCGTCAAGTGCGCGGGAGGTGCGAGACATGCAGAGTGACAGATATCAGGGACGCTTCCCCGGCTACACCGGGAAGAAGCTCTTCGAGGTCGAGCACCCGGTATTCGGGCGCTGCACCGTGGCCGCCCCCGACGAGAACGCGGCATTGCTGCCCGCGGCGACCTTCTGGCACACGTTCTGGGGAACGGCGGAGTTCTACGCATACGCGAAGGTAACACGCGCCGGGCTGCTGGAGAGGAGCTCCAATGGCTGAGCTTACGGTGATGGTGCGCGCCGCGCTATGCTTCGGCGTGGTCGGGACTGTACTTAGCGCGCTTGCGCTGGCGCTGTATTGGAGGAGGCACTGATGGACGATAAGCTTATATCGAAGCCGGACGCCGCCGATATGCTCGGGGTCTCCGTCTCGACCGTCGAGCGGCTGATCGCCGACGGCGACCTGCCCATGTACAAGATACGCGGGCAGTGCAGGCTGATGACGTCCGACGTAAGGACGTACATAGCGGGCTGCCGCAGAGTTGCGGCTAAGGCAGCCCCCGTCCCCGCGCGCAGGCAGCCCGCCCGACGAGGCTCGAAGCTCGTCGGCTGCGGGTACTACCCGGGGATGAAAGTGGTATAACCGGGCGCACTGCGCCTGAAATTTAGACAAGGAGGCTAATTATGATCAAGTGCGACACTATGAAGATCAACCCGCGCGGCCATGTGGTAGCTGAGGGCGGCCCTTTACAGATTCTTTCAGAGGCAAAGCTCTTATTTTGTGAGCTTATTAATCGCGAGAAGCTTTCGCCCATAGCGGCGCGCTTCGCAGTAGAAGCGGCTATAGAGGTATGCAAGCTCGGCAACAGAGAGCTCAGCTTTTCAGAATACTCCGCCGCTTGTGATATCGCCGAGAAAAGAGTCGGATTCGACTGGAGCAAGTTCGTCGAAGAATGCACCGGTACAGATTTCCCCGGACGCACCGTTGGTAAGGACGACGGCGCGCCGACGAGCGACAGCTCGGTCGAGGTCTACGTTATCAAGCTCTGAGCGCTTTGGCCACAGGTGCCGAGCCGGGTTCGGCACCTGCCACGAGAGCACTCGCGTCTCGAAAAATTAAAGGAGGTCTACCAATGTTCGAGAACAAGTATGTAATCGTCCGCGGCGATCGCTCCGGCGTATTTGCCGGGCATCTCAAGAGCAAGGAGGGCAGAGAGGTCACGCTGACCGACTGCCGCCGTCTCTGGTATTGGGACGGTGCAGCCAGCATATCCGAGCTTGCCAACATAGGCACCAAGAAACCCCAGTCCTGTAAGTTCCCCGCACCGGTCGCCGAGATCTGCATAACGGACGCGATCGAGATCATTCCCTGCACCGAGGCCGCAGAGGCAAGCATCAAGGCGGTTCGCGTATGGACAGCTTAACGGTTCAGGAGTTCCTGAAGGTCGAATTTAACGGCGGCGGCTTCGGCTCCGGTTACGGCGACGGCTCCGGTTACGGCG